TATCAGTTCCTGTTTTTGATATTTCAGCTGGAGTAAAAAAATCTTTATTATAATCACCTATTACTTTAAGATTACTATATAATCCAACTTGTTTATATGACGCAGTATCAGCTTCTCCTGCACCTAGCAATGCACTGATAAACAACCATCTAGATTGTTGATTTATCACATTTAAATATCTAGACATCCAAACATCAGGATCTGGTGGATCTATTAAATCTACTTTCAACCAATTAATACCACCAATATTTAAGGCACCGTATGTACTTGGTACAACAAAATACATTTCATTATACCTTTTAAAGCCTTTTACATAAGATAATTGAGTTGTATCTAATGTCGGTAATGGAACACCATCAGTCCATTCTGTTTCATTTCCTGGACCACCAGCTATACACATCATTAAACCAGTTTGCAATGCTTTATTTTCATTTGCTTCAAAAAAATCTATAGCTTTTTTTGTTCGAGCGATATATGGAGATATCGCTGGAGATATATTTGCAACCATCTAGTATTCCCCCAAAACTATTATATAATTAATTTTGAATTAAAAAAATGAAAAATATACTAAAATATAATCATTAATTAAAAAATATAATCTAAGATAATTTACCACCAAGAAGGCTGAGTATTAGAATGGTATGAATATTGGGCTGGATATCTTAGAAGAGTATAATCATTATTATCAGTTTCATAATATAAATTATAAAATCCTATATCATTTAATGTTATATTATTAAATATATTATCATGATAAGTACCACCTAAATCAAATATATTACCCATAAAAGTAATATTATAAAGTGTTTCAATATTATGATAGTGAATAGAATTTATAAAATTATTATAATAATTTTTATCAGCTTCATAATTTATTTCAATTAAATTTATGGTATTAATGTAATTATTCCTGATAGTATTTTCTATCTTAAAATGTTGATTATAGTATAATTGGTGTTGTAATTCTATTATCGTTTTCCAACCAGCTGGTTTAACCATCGATAATAATTCATATGTTCCAGGATATAAATTATTTAACCTTAATACTAATACTCCCCAAGAATAATATCCTTTACTAGATAAATGATATTTTTTAGCTCTTTTAAACTTAAATCTTTCAAAAATTATACCATTAATTAAATTTGCTTGTATACAAATCCATCCTTTATTTCTATTAATTAAACCCTCAGTTACATAGTATAAAGAATTCTGTAACTCTAATTCTGTATTAGCATCTTCTGCTCTAGTCCAATTATTTTCTTCTTTAACAATATATATACCATTTTCTATTAAATTATTTTGATCTTTAACCAATACCCTGTCATTGTCTTTAACTTTTACACCATCTATTATTTGTATCCCAAATAATGCTATGTTTTCTGTCGTAGCTACACGTACAGGTGTTTTTACAATAAAAACTGGATAATTTTCGCTGTCGAACTCATCAAAACCAGATTTATTTAACATAAAAATATCTTTGTATGGTTCGTATAAAGATATTGTAGGATCTAAATTATATAAACTAAAATTAAAAGAGAACTTAGTTCCTTTTCTTTTATATAACCTTAATATATTAGCCAACAAATTTCTTTGTATATCTAAATCTAAATTATAATTCCATTTATAACCCAGCAAATAACCTATATAAGGTAAATATTCATCATTTATTTTATAAACTGATCCAAATGATAATATTTCTTTTATTGAACCCGATATAATATCAAATATTTCTTCATCAATAACATTCATAAATTCTTCTAAAGATTTTACCTTACCTTTGACATTATTATCTGTTAAAATATCACTATTTCTAGTATATTCTGGTAATATAGAATATAAAAATGCCATTATTTTAACTCCTAATTATATAACAGTAATATTAACAACACCAACATCAGCTATTTCATTAGGTAATAATACATAAGTTTCAGTTGTATAATCAAATGTTGTTAATTCATCCATTTTAACTGCAGTTGTCGGTGTAATTATAACTTTCTTTTTATCTACACTTTTAACATAATATATAAGATCAGTATCAGAAGTATTAACAACCTTTCTAATAATATCAATATAAAATTTTGTATTAGGTGTTATTTTTGTTCTTCCTATTGTTGTCCACTCTATAATTCTTCCATTATCTATTAATTTGTAATCTAAATTTTCTTCAAATTCTATATTTTTATTAATATAAATTTTATTTATTTTAGTTAAATAATTTAAATCTATAGCTGTTCCTATATAATCTACAGTTGATCCACTTTTTATCATCATAATAGTATCAGGAATAAATGAAATCATAGAATTTTTAATTAATTCTGTACCTTTAGAAAATCTTGGATAATCAGTAAAAAGAAGTGTATCTGATCCTCTAGGAATATTAGTTTTAAGTGTAGGAACATATTTTTTATTTACTATAATTATTTTTGTATTACTAGGAATATCGCGATCAATAGGTTCACTTAAGTATAATTTATTACTAATTTTATATAAAACTTTATAATATTTATTTGGCAAATCGCTAAAATAAATAGTAATATTAGAAAAATTCATTAATGCAAAATCAATCTGTTGTCCACCACTTAAATAATTTACTTTAAAACTAATTTCCTTTTCTCCATACGTATGATCTATACTTGTTTCTAATACTGGGTATATTAAACTACCAAATCCAATGTTCATATCTGTAGTAATAGTATCTTCAATAGTAGCTTCACTTAATTCTTCATTAATATCAATTATTTTTGTAGTTAAAGCTAATTCTTTATTTAAATTTAATATATTAATTACAGCACCAGTTTTTAACATATTAATATTATCAACAAATTTTATTCTATTAGAAGACGGTACTTCTGTTATATATATTGAACGATTCTCATCGATAGCTAAATTATGAATAGTATTAATTTCTGAAATATTTGAAATTAATCTATATAATTCCTGTTTTGAAACTTCTTCTCCAAAATCACGATTCTTATAACTTAAATAATTATTAACAACTTCTCGTATTTTGTTTGAAACAACTGATGACGGTATATTTGAATTAATACTTACATTTATATTAACATCATATGGTATAAATGTCGGATCTATAACATCGACTTGAGTAGCTACAATTTTTTTATCTTCTAAATAATCTTTAATATAACTTTTAAATACCTCAGTTGGATACCTTTGATTTTTCGGAATAACACATACTTTAACACCAAATATTCCTATTTCTTCTAGCATAGAATTATCAATAACCGAAACTTTTTCTACTCCTGGTATCATAAGAGTAAGATCTTCAAAATCTTGTCTTGTTACACATCGATTTTGAGTTCTATATATACTAGGAGCATTTCTCTTTACTTCATTTATAGACTCAGCATCAGATGCCCCAACAGCATTTTGTTCATTTACTACTTTAATATTTGATACAATATTATTTTCAGAATCAAAAATTAGATTATTTATAGTTGTAATTTGAAAAGGCATAACATTATGATTTAAATTTGCTCCAACAACATATAGTACATTAATAATCAAATTCTTCATTGGATTTATGCCATAATTACCGTCACCAAAAGATATATATGCATTAAATTCATCATCGTAATCAACCATAAAATAATTATTTTGTCCTAAAGTATCAATAAAATCTACTTCAGTATATAACTCATCATTTACTGTCAATAATTCTATAGAATTAACAGGAAATTGTCTTAATCTATATCTTCTTCTTGGTTCACCTGTAGAAATTAAAGACTCTTCAACTAAAGTTCCAGATTTTGCTCTAACTTCAACACTAGTTTCTCCACTATAGAGTACTTTATTTTCACTAGTATAAAATGGAATATTATTCTTTGAAGTAACTATAGTATATTTAGGAATGATTATATTTTTAGGATGGGGGCTATCTAAATAAAATTTTAAAGTTACAACAGACTGACGCGGAGGATTGGGACTATAACCTATAGTTTTTGCTAAAGAATAAACGCCAGTCCTTGTTTTAGCTGTAGGTAAGAAACATTCATTAACACTCATATTTAAATAGTAATTCATAAGAGTTGCTTCATAAGCAAAAGCTTCCAATAATTCAACACCAAAATTACTAGCTAAAAAGTCAGTCCATCTATTAGGTAATCTAGCCTGAACTCTATTTTTAAGTAATTCTACTATTTCTTCAAAATCAATTGGTAATCTTTCAATATCTATCAAATTCAAATTATTCATTATTCTATATACCTCTTAACCTCTAATATAAAAGTTAAAATAATCTTCAATTCCACTTCTTTTATAATAAAACGATACAGCTATAGCAATAGTGTGATTATCATAATCTATCTCAAAATTTACATCTTTTACTGCAATTCTAGGTTCTTGTGTACTAATAATACTATATATTTCTCTCTTCAAATCTTCAATTATAATTTCGTCTAAAGGCTCAAACAATATTTGTTTTAAATTATGCCCGAATTCTGGTTGCATAACTCTCTCACCTTTAGACGTTCCCAGTATTCTCTGTAAAGAAGCTCGTATCAAATTACGATGATCATTTATCTCCATCAAACCAGGAATATAGTTATCAGTATCAATAAGTATGGGTACTGGTCCACTATAACCAGCTGCTTCTCTATTTTTTGGATACGTATATTCATATGTATAAGACATCTAACTCACCTTAGAATTAATTTTATTTCCTAAAAATGCTATTAACCAGGTAATATTTCATCTTCTTCTGTTACTATAGCTCTATATACCCCATTATAGTATGTAGCTGCTGGTTCCATATGCATTCCCTCATCTTGACCATTCCAGGTATTTAAAGGGCATGCTATACCATATTTAGCAAATATATAATAAACCTTTTCTCTTTCATTACAATCGTAAGAACTATAATTAAAATCAAAAGCTGCTCCATATTTATGCATAGAATCAGAGGCTCCATATCTATTTTCTTCACGAAAACCATCTGTAAATTGAAATCTATCATATAAATCTGGCTCATTTTGTTGCATATAATCTAAAGCTGCCTCTATTCTAGATGCAAATTCAGCACTAAATCTATAATCTATATCACCCTTTCTATGTTTTTTTAATGTTGTAATATTTTGTTTATAATATTGTTTCATACTACTAGTAGCCTGTCTTTGAGTTGCACCCCATTGTCTCATCGGAGAAACACTTTGTGATTTACACTTATTTCCCAAACTTGGTCCACCTGTCGAACTACGCTGATATACAGGATTAGATTGATCACCACAATTAGTATTAACTTTTATATTATAATCTTCAAGTTCCGCTTGATAACTAGCTCTTTCATTTGCTGACATAAAACTTAATTCAGCATGTGATTTAATATATTTTAGAGGTATTACTTGTTCTTTATTAGTTAAATCCATTATAATCTGATGATCAGCTAGAATAACAACATCATGAGCTGCGTGAATTGTAATATCACCGTCTTTTGTAACAGCTATTCTAGATCCACTGCGATGCTTTAGCTCAATATATTGTGAATCATCATCAAACATTAAATATCCAGAATTTGTTTTTATTATTTTTCTATGTGGATATATATCTTTAGCTTCTGATGGTACTACATTTTCATTTTCTCTAAATATAGTTCCTAACCACAATGGTTTATATGGACTTCCATTTATAAACATAACTGATACCAAAGAATTTAATTCTGGAATAAAAAATATTCCTTGGTCAGTATAACCATAAGGAAAACAGGGTTCAGACCAAGGTAAATCTTCTTTTTCAATATTTCCATAAACACTTGGTACAGAAATTTTTAATCTGCCTAATTTTTTAGGATCATCATTATCTACTACCAAACCTACATAAATACCAGTAAATTTAGACGACATAGTATATCGGTTCTCCTTCAGGATTTTCCATACCCTTTGAATCAAGTTCAGAGCAAAGTACCATATGCATATAAGGTTGATATGGATGTGTATTTGTCATACCATAGCTATAAGTTATAGAAGCTATGTAGTATATACCATTTAAATCTTTAGCTTTACCATTCTCTTGGCTTATAATTTCTACACAATTTAATGGGGTTAATTCTGGTATAATTTCTGCAAAAGTATCTACTAATTTCCCAAAAGTATATACTCTATGTCTTAGATTAGAAATATATATCTCTTGTAATTCTTCTTCATCAATACTACTAGTAATATATTGAGAAGCTAGTCCTTTGTGTTGTTTTTTATCAGAAATTCTAGCTTTAGGATTGAAAGCATCATGATTGGGTACTAAATCTGATATATTTTGTTTTAAACTTTCTAAATTTTCTAAATCTAAATTACTATAATCTTGTATAATATCAGTATAATTTGGAGTAATATCTAATAAATCACTTTTATTGATCAACTCTTGACTAATAAGATTCAAACCACTAAATCCTCCCATCAAATTACTTATATTACTAAAATCAGTAAATCCACCTAATAAATCTCCTAAACCACCAAAACCTTTTTTCTTAGGTCTTAAACCAATATAACTTTGTTTAGACATTGAATTTGGTTTAAAACCTTTAAAATTATTATAACCTCTATTAAAATGAATTAAATTATCTCTACTACCATATTTTTCAATTAAACTCTTAAAATCTGTAATATAGACTAATTCTTTAGAATTTTTAATCATATCTAATTTTATAAGATATGGGGTTTTTAAGCTCTGTGTTATTGGTGCAAAATATGCTTCACCATTAAACATAAAAAAATTATAGAGTAATTCACCATTAGTTGACCTTGCATATGGTAACATTGATCTTATCATTTCATAATCAGTTAATTGAGTTTGCAACCAATTATAATCAAAATCAGTAGGCACAAGCTTATTTATTTTTCCACCATTTCTTGAAACTATCTTACGCACTATTTCTGAAATAGAAGTTTTTCCGTATGATTCAAATTTTTCACTCAATTGCATATTATAAAAGACAGGATCAACACATTTTAAATTAATTAATTTACCAGAATTTATATCACTATATTCAATATCCATTTCAGTTATGTCAAAATTTACAACCTCATAATTTACTATACAAAATTTAAATGGTCCAGAAAAAAATTTATTATTATGTTTTAAACTATATAATTCATTTTCAAACCAAACTTCAATAATTCTATCTTTAATCGGAAAATTTTCAATATTTTTAAAATCTTCAAAATAATCTGAATTAATTATTAATAAAATCTCAGCGTATACAGAAGGAGTATATTGAGATAAATGATATGAAAAAGTTTTAACTACAACTGGATTATGATTATACCATGACAAATTAGCTTTTGTTATAAAATAATCAAAATATTCTACTATATTAGGCATTATTAAACACCACTATTTATTATAATATCTAATTAAATTATACTCAATATAAGATTTAGGTATAATTCTTAAGATTGTTCCTTCTTCAATATTAAAAGGATCTGTTATATCATTAACAGCCATTATAATCCAAAATAATTCTGGAGTTCGATAATATTTCCAAGAAATTAGATCTAATCGATTCACTTCTTTTTCTTTAACTCTATGCATATATTCTCCATCTATATATTCAGGAATATCATTAACAAAATTTCTTAAAAATAAAGGCAATACACCAATACCGTCAAACCTATATAATTCAGAATTTACAGCCATATGATGTTTACTATCATTACTAGATGGATAAATTTTTTCTCCATAATTCAATTTAGGAATTTCTAATCTTTGATTATAATTAATATTCATTAACTTAATACCTCATTAAGTATATTTAAACTTGTATATAATAATTCATTAATATTATTAGTTGTAATAGTATCTATTTTTTTAGTACGATCATAAACTAGTTTATATTTATTAACTTCTCTATCAGTTAATATATTTTTACTTTTAAGGTCATATGACCTTTCATATATTAATTGACTAATATTTTTTATATTATTCATATTTTTCAATATTTCAGTTTCTAATAACAATAAATTAGAAAAATATAGTGTTATTATTGGAGCTAAATCAATATATTGAGTAATATTATTATTTAAACTTTTATTTATTTCATTTAATATATTTGAACTCTTTTCTATATATAAATGATTAACATAAGCTGCTTCATCTAAATCTTTCTTAGTTATAGATTTAGAATTTTCTAAAATATTAATTAACATTAAAATATCACTATAAAAATTAGTTATATTATTTAAGTTTATACCAGAATCTATAGTAGATAATATATCTACAACCGGCCAATATAAATCAACAATATTTTGTACAGATTCTGATAAAACAGAATCAGATGAGCTAACTATTCTAGATAAAGATGATAATGAACTAAATAAATCTCCTTCTTTAATATTAATTAATAAATTAACATAATCTGATATATCTTGTACAGAACCTATTTTATTTTGTATTTTTGTTGATAATATTAAAGATTCATTATCATTATCTATACCTAAGAACTTAAATTGATCATTATCAATATTACTCATTATATTACCATAATCAAAATCAATTGATCGAATAATTTCTGGATCAAAATTTAATGAATTAAAATCTTGATCAATATCAAAATTTTTTATATTTTGATATGCCCTATTTAAATTTTCATAGTTAATATCATTATAATTAAAATTTTGATATCTATCATATGCTCTTTGAATAGCAGTTATGTTTTGTTCTCCAATATTAATTGGTTGTATACCTAAATTATTAATAATTGTAGGTGTAGTAGTTGGAATATTTTCTCCAGCAGATACAGATGTTATTAAATCTTCATCATTATAGTCCATACCAAACAAAATTTGTGGATTATCAGATAATACAAATGTACGAGCTATTTGATGGTGTGTATCACTCCATGAATACATAAAAACATTTATAAATCTTAAACTACCACGAATAATCATAGGAAACATTTCATTTCCTAAATCTAGCATCTCTTCACTTGTGCGAATACTTACTTCTCTCAAAAATCCTTTAAATCCTCTGTATAACCCACCTAATTTTACAGATAAAA